TGATGGAGACATTGTAACAGATGATAATGACAATGATGTAGTATTGTAAAAAAAAAGGATAATACATGAATAACGCTACTACTAAATGGGGAGCCTTGGCTGTTGTTTCTGTGATGATAGGAATGATAGTCTTTGTGTTTGTAAGAAGCACAGAAGGTGTAAGTACATTATTCTCAGATCATTATCTCCCAAAAAAATATATAATATTACAAAAATATCCAGTAAGAATTATATTATATGGACAATTTCCAGAACTGGTTCCGAACCAACTTGTAGAAAACAATATGTCAAAAAATAGAAGTAATTATATTATTGACGTGATTAGAGCATTAAATGATGTAAAATCTGAAAAAGGTTCGTTTGGGAACCAGATAGATATAAACGTGAATGCAAACTTTAATTCAAAACAAATTAGATCCAGTGATAGAAGTATAAAAGTAGTACCTGATAATAAAGGTGATCCTACTATAATAGATTCAAGTAAAAGTGTATATAAATAAAAAAGGACATACTATGATTAAAAGAAAATTGAGTGAAATATTAGAAAGTGGTGAAATAGCAAGAATAAGAGTATCTGATAATATACAATTTGATAAAGCAAATTATCCGGAAGTTAAAGGAATGTTTGTAAGGTTTGGAGAAAAAGGACTATTGTCTGGATATAAAGCAAAAGACCAGGATATACATTGGGAAGACAGTGATACATCTGAATCACCACTTAGTTCTACAGAAATACAACTATTGTCTGTAACTCTTACTGAAGATCTACTTGTTGCAGATAATGATGGATCATATCAATTATCATTTGCAGTAACAAATACTGATAGAAAATCAAAAGATATGGATATTATAATAAAAAATGAAGGTACAGAAGTAGACAGAAGAACAATAAGTGTAGCCGCTGAAGCATCAATTCAAGCATATGTTCTTGCTGGTTCCCCAAAATCAAATTGGGTATCTGGTTCTACAATAAATATATCATTTACTGGAAATACAAAATTAACTATAAATGGCGGAAGCCTTCCTACTAAAATGGTGATAACAAAAGCACAAGCTGCTCCAATAGTATAAAAGGATAAAAAATGAAATTAAATATACCTAAAGATAAAATAATGCATATAGCAGCTGGATTTGTGATAACAATTATTGCAATATATATATTTGTTGGAATGAATATAAGTCCAATATTTGGATTTGTTACTGGTGTGATTGCTGGAATTTTAAAAGAGGCTTATGATGAGCATATATATGGTGGAGGAGATTTTTTTGATTTCTTTGCTACTGCACTTGGATCAGTTGTTGCTGTATTTGTATATGGACTTATAAATAATATAGTATAATAAAAGAAAAAGAAAGGTTCAGTGTGAAAAAAGAACTATATAATAATGTAGAACCTGATGAAGGTGTAGAAGAAGTAAATAATAGTTGGAAGCTTACTGGCTGGAAAAATGAACCTACTTTTAATGATCTATATAAAGACTATCAATCTGCTCAGGATGATCATGGTGCTGTTCTTGCAAGACTTGAAAAGTGGGAGGAGAACTTAAATGGTGGTCCTCCTGTAAAGTCTCCAAAAGGAAAGAGTAAAGTAAGACCAAAGCTTATCAGAAAGCAAGCAGAATGGAAGTATCCAGCTCTTGAAGAACCATTCTTAAATACTGAAAATATGTTTGAGGTAAAACCTAGAACATTTGAAGATGTTCAAAGTGCTGAACAAAATAAAACATTATTAAATTATCAGTGGACAGTAAAAGTAAATAAAACAGAACTTGTTGGAGACATAGTAAGAATAGATGTAGACAAAGGTACTGTTATTGTAAAAACAGGATGGTATGCTGAAGAAGGAACCAGGATCGTTCAAAAAGAGTTTCCTGTATATGCCTCTCCCGAAGAATCACTCGCAATTATAGAGCAAGGGATAGAGACTGGTTCCATTCCGATTGAACAGGCACAAGCAATGATACAAGCTGGGGAACCAGTCCAGGTTGGCACTGAAATGCTTGATGTTGAAGAAACGTATCTTGTTGAAAATAAACCTGTATATGAAGTATGTGATATTAGAAATATAATTTTAGATCCAACTGCAAATGGAAAAGTTGAAGATCTAAACTTCATAATTCATGAATATGAAACTGACATGAGTACATTAAAAAAACAGGAATATGAAAAAACTATTGAAATAGATCCAGAAACTGGAGAAGAAGTAGTTTATGAATCAGGAATATATAAAAATCTTAATAAAATAAAAGTATCACTTAATACTGATACGAGAGAATATTATAATGATACGACAGAAGATGAAACTAATTTTGAATTCAGTGATAAACCTCGTAAAAAATTAAGAGCATATGAATATTGGGGATATTGGGACATACATGGTACTGGTGAAAAAGTATCTATTGTAGCAACGTGGGTTGGTAAACAAATGATAAGAATGGAAGAAAATCCATTTCCATTCAATGGATTACCGTTCAGTTTTGCAAAATATATGCCAATTGAAAATGAAATATATGGAGAACCAGATGGAGAGCTTCTAATAGACAATCAAGAGACTATTGGAAAAATGACAAGAGCTGCACTTGATATAACATCTGATATAGCTGTAGGGCAAGAATATATAGATGAACAGTTTTTTGCAGGACCGTCTCAAAGAGATAATCATAGAAGTGGCAAAACTGTATACTTTAGACACGGAATGGATCCAAGAACAAGTATATTTAAGCAATCAATAGATTCAGTTCCAAAAACAGTATTTGATATGATAGCAATGAATAATAATGAAGCAGAATCATATTCAGGTACTAAATCATTTAGTCAAGGAATAGGATCACAAGCATTAGGTTCTGTAGCCACTGGAATAAGATCAGCACTTGATGCGACAAGCAAAAGAGAACTTAGCTTGTTAAGGAGACTCTCTGAGTTGTTTAAAGATCTTGGAGCTAAAACAATAGCAATGAATCAAGTGTTTTTAGATGAAAGCGAAGTTGTACGAGTTACAAATAAAGAATATGTTGAAATAAAAAGAGAAGATCTAAAAGGTGAATTTGATCTTGTAGTTGATGTATCTACTCCTGAAAAAGATAATGAAAAAGCTGAAAAACTAAATATGTTAATGCAAACAAATGCAGCATCAATGCATCCTGAATTACAAAAAATAATTTATGCAAAAATAGCAAAATTATGGAAGGAACCAGATCTGGCAGAGGAAGTATTAACATTTGAACCTCAACCAAACCCAATGGAAGAGCAAATAAAACAAATGCAAATGGAAAATGCACAGCTTGAGAATCAGAAACTCAAAATGGAAATTGCTAAACTTGCTAAAGACATAGAGGCCGAAGACAGTAAGATAGAAGAACGTGGAAGTAGAACTGCACAGAATCTTGATAGTGAATCCAAAGAAAATATAGCTACTGCAAGACTTAAGAATGCACAAGCTAAAAAACTTGAAGAAGAAGCTGATATACTTGCACAAGACTTCATAAGAACTCAAGATGGAACAAAACGTAAAGAACATGAAATGGATAAAGAATTTGAACATCTGTCAAAAAAAGAACTGCTTAATGAAAAGCATGAAAAAGATACAGAAATGAAAGATATTGAGTTATTAAATAAGATTGATGAACAACAGTTTGTAAATCAAAATAAAGGAATGAGTTATGGCAATGTATAGAGATGTAAAATTAATGAATGATGGAGCAGAAGCTAACGCAACAAAAGAAGCTGTTAGGCTTGGAAATGAAATTGCAAATAGAAAAATAGATGAAGCATACAGAAAAGAGCAAGAAAGAGCTATAAGGGAAGAAGCAATAAGAAATCTTGCAAAGCAAAAAGAAATAGAAGGTATGGCAGCTGGTTCTGCTATTGAAAGAGAAAGAATGAATTCATTGAATGGATTTGTAGATGAAGGTGTATTGCAAAATATGCCGTTAAATCCAAATACAATACCTGATGTTCCAGCAACAGGAGGACTTGGAATGGGTCCAAGTACACTTGAGGGTGTAACACAGATGAATAGATCTGATCCTGCAACACAAGGTATGAATCAAGAAGAGATGGTTGCAAGAGAAGCAATGAGTGTAGTTGATGGATTAAGAAAAGCTAAAGCAAAAGGGGCAACTCCTCAGAATTTAAATGAAATGTTAAATTCTATTCCTGATTATTTAAAAAATCCTGTAATGCAATTAATTCAAACTGACCAGAATCAGAGTATGCAAAAACCAGTATCTCCTGTTACTGCTGCATCACAAGAAATATTGCAGAATACATTACGTTAAGTATAATAATAGAATAACTATAATAAATAATATGATATAATATTAAATATAAGCCCAATTAACTCTGTATGGCTTAAAACTCTGATGGTTTAAAATAATAGGCAATGTTCTTAAGTGAATACTCCTAACATAAGGAAAATAGGCAATGGCAGAGACTACCCTAAAAACAGAATTAGCAGATATTGATAAGAGAATCGATACGCTAAATGAAAATATAGAACTTGGTGCTGCTCTTGAAAGACTGCACGAAAATGAAGATTTCAAGAAAGTCATTCTTGAAGGATATCTTGAAGCAGAAGCTGAAAGAATTTTTAAAGTATTGATTGATCCATCACACAATCTCAAGAGAGATGTAATGGAAAATTTAATGGATAAACTTGTATCTACAAGAAATATTAAACAATACTTTGGTACTGTACTTATTAATGCTGCAATGGCTCCAGAAGAAATTCTGAATGAAGAAGAATACAGAAAAGATACTACCGAAAGATATTCGGCAGTTGAAAATTCCAAGGAGTAATATATGGCTGATAATGAAGTTGTAGATTATGATTCCTTAAGTGATGAAGAATTTCTGAATGCCCTTGAAGAAGCTGGTTCTGTTAGACCAGAAGATGAAGAAGAGAATGCAACAGAAGATGGTAATGTTGAGGACACTAATCAACCTGAAGATTCTGAAGAAGAAATAGATACAGAAGCAGAAACGAATGATCTGATTGACGATGAAGATCTTGATACTGAAGAAACATCTGGTTCCGAACTAGAAGAAGAGGAAGAGGGAAACGCTCAAGAAGAAATCGATAGTGAAGAAGGTGAATCTGACGAAGAGGAACCAGAAGATGAAACAGAAACGAAAGACGAGTCTGACGAGACAGATCAGGAAACTGAAGAAGTCAACTATGAGAAACAATATAAAGAGCTTATGGAACAAAACAAAAAGCTCAAAGAGTTTGAAGATTTCTATAACCAAGTAACATCAGAATTTGTTGCAAACGGTAAAAAAGTTAAAGGTTTTACTGATCCAAGAAAGATCATTGAGTCACAACAAATGGCTGCTGGTTTTAGTGATAAAATGGCAGGTTTCAGTAAATATAAACCATTTATGAATGCTATTAAAGATCATGGATTTTTAGATAATCCTGAAAAATTTAATTTAGCTATGAATCTTATAGATGGTGATAAAGAAGCCATAAAGAAACATATCAAAGATCTTGAAATAGACCCATTTGAATTCGATATGGAAAATATTAACTATGAAGGAAAAAATCAGGTTGCAAGCAATATAGAGATTGCATACGATGAAGTCCTTGAAAATGCAAAAGCCAATAATGTTGACAACAGAGTACAACAAGTAATTGGTAAAGAATGGGATGATCAAAGTGTAATAGCGTTGTTAGAGGATCCACAGAGTTCTGCTGACCTAATAACACACCTAAGCACTGGAGCATATGATGTTGTGCAAGATAGGATATATGAAAAGAAAAGAACCGATGTGAATGGTGTATTTTCAAAAAAACCTATGATTGAGCAATATAGAGAAGCTGCTGCTGAAATTGAATATGAGTATCTTACTGCTATGCAAAATCAACAATTGGAACCAGAAGGTCAACAAATTGATGAAGAAGCTGTACAAGCAGAAATGAAACGAATTGAAAAAGAACGCATGAGTAAAGAATATGTATCCAAGGTCGAAAAGCAAAATGCTAAAGCAAATGAAGCTCGTAAAAAAGCAACATCTCTTAGCAGAAAAAAACCAAGGACAAAAACTAAAAAAGTAGTATTTGATCCCACAAATGCAAGTGATGAAGAGTTTACGAAATATTTGGACTCTATTATGTACTCGCAATAAATTAAAGATAAAAAAGGATCTTAAATGAGTATGAAGTTTAATGATGGTGGATATAATCCATCTACGTCTGATATTGGTGTTCAGTTTAATGACAAACATTGGTCGAGAGCTGCGGTAATTGAAGCTAAAAAAGTAAAAACATTTTCTCAGCTTGGTGACAAGCTAACACAGCCTAAGCATTTCGGAGATAAAATCGTGAAATATCACGAGATTCCAATTCTTGATTCAAGAAACATTAATGATCAAGGTATTGATGCAAATGGTGTAACAATGGTTGCTGGTGAATGGTATACATATGATGCAAATGGTGCAAGAGTTGGTACTTTTGCAACTGAAGCTCTTGCAAGAGCTGCTGTACTTGCAGGAACAAGTGGTGCCGTGACACTAAAATCTGGTAACGGTAACTTATTTGGTGGATCTAAAGATTTACTTGTACAAAATGGTTCATTCCCAGCTCTTACAGAAGAAGGTGGAATGGTAAACAGAGTTGGTATGAAGAGACTTACTATTGAAGCACAGGTTTCAGAGTTTGGTTTCTATATGTCGTTTACTAAGAAATCTCTTGATATGGACACAGAAGTTGGTCTTCTTGCAAGATATTCAAGAGCAATCGGTGAAACTCAAGGTGACATTCGTGAAGCACAGATCAGAAATTCTCTGATTAGTAAATCCGAAGATAACAGAGTATTTGCTGGTGATGCAACAGCTTTAAACGAAGTAGGATCTAATGATATTCTTGAATTCTCTGACTTGAGACTTATGGATCAAGCACTAAAGAATGCAAGATGTCCTAAATCTACTAAATTGATTGATGGTTCTACTAAAGTAGGAACTGTAACAGTTGGTAAAGCAAGATATGTATATGTTGGTCTTGAAGCACTTCCAACACTCGAAGATATGCAATATAACGGTAAAGATGTATGGTCTCCTGTTGAAGATTATGCTGCTGCTGGAACAATTGCAATGGATGAGATTGGAAGAATTGGACCATTCAGATTTATTGAAGTCGAAGAAATGCCTAAATATACAGGACGAGGAGCTGATTCTACAGATACAACTGATGATGATGATGTTGCTAACAGATATGTTACTGACGATAGATATGATGTATTCCCAATCCTATTTGTAGGATCTGGTTCTTTTGCAACTGTCGGATTTGAAGGTGATGTAGCAAGAGTTACAACTATTATGCCTAAAGCTGATGCACATAATGATGTGTACGGTAAGGTTGGAGCAGTATCAATTTCTTGGTACTACGGAATTATGTATCTACATCCTGAATGGATTAGACAGATTTCTTGTAGCTTGAAGGTAGCGTAG